TCGCCGATTATCTTACCGATATACCTATCATTGCCCGGGTCTAGGCTAAGACCCCTGTGTGTCTCAAGTACTGTTCTGTCTCTATCAAGGTCATTTTTATCACGTACAATAACATCAAACGTACCATATTTGTTAATTGCATCACTTGATGGCGTGATATTTTCAATTGAAATCTTAACATCATTTGCAGGACCAAAGCCATCATTAACTGAATATAATTTGAATAGATTATGTCGACTACCACCAAACTTTTGTGAAACAAAGAATGGAGTATAAGCAGTTGAGAATCTATCTTCAAAGTTTTCATAGTTTGGTGCTGTTGTACTACCAACATTGTGTGCGAATGTGCCACTTGTTAAAAATGCACACTCTTCTTTTCCTGCAACGCCACCTGGGTTAACATTGCTAATAATACCAGAACCTGTTGCAGTCGCTATAGTTGGATGAATATCAAACCATGAATAAAGATAGTGTCCTGTTAACTCAATTTTTTCTTGATCTGTATTTAAAACATTTGCAAAATAATTGGCTGCATCAGGATCAAATGAAGCCGTTAAGACATTTGGATTATTAGTTGTATTAATATGTCCATTTAACAATACTACAAATTCTTGTTTTGCAACACCGTTTTCTTCAAGAAAAATAACACTACCAGTAATCGTTCCATTTGCTGTTGCTGTTGCGGCAACTAAGCTATTACTAGGCTGATCATTGTTACCACCAATAGACGAAGACAGTCTTGGTAGTACACCTGAAGCTGCCATTAATATACCTCTAATGATTGGTGTTGCTGTTCTTGCTGTAGCTGATGCTACACCGGCGTCTGAAAGATATGTTGACCCGGCGGAGTCTGTCATATAACAACCTAGAAAATATGTTCTGCCAAGAATGCCAGAATTATTTGCATATTCGTTTCTAGAATTTGCTCCTGTATCATGTGGAAGCTCAGCACCAACAACAAAACCAGCTCGAGTAACCTTGCCGGTATTATTACCAGATGTTGTCCTTGTTGTACCATCACCAATTCCTAGAACACGCATGTATGTTAATGCAGTTGCATTACGCAACCATTCGACTGCGGCATATGGACCGAACTTTATTCCGTCAGTATTGCCAAACTTTTCAAAAAAGTCTTCAATTGTACCTAACGTAACAGGAACAAATGCTGGCCCTTTTAATGCTGTACCGATCACACCCGCTGGGATGCCCGAAGGTTCCACTGATCGTGGACCTGACAGATCGATTTCTCTTGTTGTAACGCCTGCGCTGTTAAATGTTGTCTGAGCCATCTAAAACCACTCCTAGGAATCTCTCTGTGTTTTCTTAACTATTACGATTTGAATCTTTTTATACTTTAGTTGATTATATAAACTCAACTCCAGCTGATGTTATAATGAAGTCCATCGAAATAAATTCGATTGCTCTTGTTGGAACAATTGTTATGCGACCATTTAATTTATATTCGTCAGCATCTTTTTCTGTGTTGTTGGATTCATTCATAATAACACTAAATGATTTAATACCAGTTTGTGCTTGAATAATTCCTAACTGAAGAATTGCTTGCTTTGTAAATAATTGTCTTGTCTCTGGAACATTTTGCTCAAAAACAATATTTTCAGCAATACCAACAATAATTCGTTTGACTTCTACAACTAATCGCCTGACATTGACTCTGTCTAGAGCAGATTTTGCCTGTTGCATTGTCTTTTGACCGAAGATAACAAAGCCCGTTCTTGGAAGTGATGCAATTGGATTAATGCGTGCATCATATAGATCGTTTCTATCATCTGTTGATAGTCTAACATTTGCATTCTTTACAAAGTCAAGTGCACCGCGATTAAAACCTGCAGGTGCAAACCATGGATATGCAACCTTATCATTGAATCCCAATGCAGCCAGTGCTGCAATTGAAGCAGGTACCATCACGCGACGATTATTAAATTCATCATCCAACGATACATCTGGAAAATATGTTGCAACATAATTACTATCAAATGATCGACCATCTAAAAGGTTAATTGTTTTTTCAACACTTGGCTTTGTTGATTGATCGTCAAATATCCTGGCACTGTTTTCATCGTAGTTAGGAATATCCATAACATACATTGCCATACCATAGCTTTTGACTCTGTCTGCGGCATGATCTGTGACGAATGGTTCTCTAATGCCAGGAATAATGAGTAAGTTTGAATTGACAACATATTTGTCTGTCATCATATTAATCGCTGCTCTATATGAGGCAATTGCATTATTCTTTAAACCACTACCAGCTACGTTTGTTGCCAAACCTGGTGATGTAAAACTAGACGCAGCACCACCCAGTGTTTCAATTGATGTTGCTCTGTCATTTAAGCGACGAGCATTTTTATCAATAATATTTGTGCCATCCCAGCCACCGTACATAAAAGTTGAAAACTTGTTGAATCTAATGAATTTATTAAAGTCAAAAGATGACGTTAGTGAAACAAGTGTGCCGAGTGTAATTCTACCTGATAGCGTGCCATCATCTACTTTGTACTCTGTTGGATCAGGAGTACTATTACGAATATATGCAGTATCAAGCATATGCTCATTGGCAGAAGCAGTCAGATTGTTTATTGCTGTTGTGTTTAGAGCAACTTTTGCCAATGTGAATTTATTATTATTGAACGTGTCTTTACCAGAGCCGGTTACGACTGCATCTAATAATTTAAGTCCTGAATATACCGAATAGCCAGCAAGTATAGTATTACTCTCTTGAGTAACATTTGCATTAAGCGGTACAGTATTTCGCTCAAACTTAGTGCCCCAATATAAATCAGATGCAACAATTTCACTGCTTCCAGGATGACCTGCAAATGCAAGGCCAGTAGTAGCAACAGAACCGCGTGTGCATTTAAACCTAAAAGGTATTGGTGGTACAATTGCACCAGTTAGATGAGTAGTACCAGAACACAGTAAACGAGCAGCAGCTGAAGTACGTGGAGTGTCTGTTAGGTTATCATTTGTCTTAACAGTTTCTACTCCTCTAAACCCGAATGGTAAAGCACTAGCAGGGATGTTGCCATTTTCTAGGTCACTACTTAATACGACTCTAATATGAGCAGATTTATTTGGATATTTGCCTCTAACAACTAGTCTTCGTTCTTCCTCTGTGGCATCATCAAAGTTGAAAAATACTTTTTTATCACCAATAATTCGAGCAATATAATTTTCGTCTAATGGATTCAATGTCAAATTATCAAATTGCTCTAGAACTTCTCGATTAACATCGGTGTCATCAAATTTTCTAACCTGCAATGAAAACGTACCATAATCGCTAGTATTGTCTGTTGACTTTCTAACATTTGTGATTGAGATTTTATATCTTGCATTGCCATAATCACCATCGCTTAGACTTTCAACGTAGAATATATCCCATTCAAGCACACCATACGGCTGAGAGATAAAGTATGGAGTTCTTGATGGACAATATCTACCATCAAAGTGTCCAAAGATATGTCTAAATGGCATTGTTGTATCACCAGCAGTCTTCGAAACGTTTGCTGAGCCATGAGCAACTCCAATAGAATTTGCCGCAGTGTTGGCATATGCAACTTCATTATCAACTGCAAAGTCTGCGTGCAAATAATGCTTTTCTTTACTAAACAAATCAGGATTTGTATTAAGAATTTTTGAAATGTAGTTATCACTTGATGGATTTAGCGAAGCAGTATATACCTTAATACCTGCAATACTATCATCATTTGCAAATGCCGTTCCAGCAGACGATGAAAGAACAATTTTAAATTCATTGTTAGAGAGTGTTGCAAGATCATTAGGATAAGCACCTGTGTCACCTATAACATTTGAAACTGCTTCATTACCATCAAGTACAAGCATTTTTGTATCAGATGCCATGAAAACTTCTGCGCGAACCAGATTTCCATTTGCAGCACCGTAACTATCATTATCAGTAAACATTGGCATACCAAGTGCTTCATTTGTTTGAAACACATGATTTGCAACAATAAACTGTACTGCTCCATTAAAACCGCCTGCAGGAGTTGCACTTGTGCCAGTTACGACAGTACCAGCATTGGTAACTTTACCTGTTGTTCGTAAAGTATCAATATCTGCATCTGATGTAATAGCACCTGCTCCTAACACACGAACAAATGTGCATGCGGTTCTATTTTTCATGAACTCAATAACTGCATATGGTCCAAATCTATCTGGATCAAGTTCACCGAATTTTGTTATAAAATCAGCAACCGACCCAACAGTAACTGGTACAAATGCTGGACCTCGTTGTGCGGTACCGATTACACCAGCAGGAATTCCCAGCGGCGCTTTTTGTCGTTCAGAAAGATCAATTTCTCTTTCAAAGTATCCTGGTGATTGGAATGTCTGTTCAGCCATCTAAATGCTCTCCGTACTCTTGTTAATAGGCAAAAAAACAGAGTCTATTGTTAAATAGGTTCTCAAATTCGACATTTCCGATTATGTCAATCTTAAATATGCTCATATTTGTCTGAATACCTTTTCTCCAATAGAAGCGTCGCTTAATGTCAGTTTTAAATATCTCTTATCATTTTTACCAGTAAATGGATTTTCAACTATCTCGCTTGATGCTATATTATTATTTCTATCTTCGGGTGCTGGGTTATTGTCTGGGCTATCACCGATTTCGTTAAGCAAAAATGCCTTTTCTGGATCGTCGGCATTTTTATATGGATCTATATCTGTTTCAGGCACTATATCATAAATTTCGAATGATATTTGTGGTGCTGACACATATCTGCGTACAGGTGAGGGTTCACCTGGCAATGACCCAGGAACAATATATGCTTGAACATTAACATTTACGGCATTTACAACAACACGTTCGACTTCTGAAAACTCTTCTAAATTATCACTAGATGTAAATGTGTCATCAAATAGTGCAACAAACCAATAACCTTTTTCTGTCTCAATTCTGAGCTTTCTTCCTTGTGGCATATATGATGACATGAGTCTCTGCAACATTTCATTCATTTGTTGTGTATATTGACATGAAAATATAATTTCATAAGTTGCTGTATAAAACTGCGGTTGAGGAAGCTTAATAACTTCAAAAATATTATTTTTATATTTTGGTGCTAATTGTGCAGAATCTAATATATCAATGTCGTTTCTATTTTCGCCTATTGTGCGACTTGTCGAAATGCTTCCTGTTACGACATTTGTTGCAAGATTTTGTTGATTTTGTAAATTAAGCTTATTTATAATAAGCTGATATCGTCTATCTAGGTTGCTTAGACGTCTGTGTACTACAAAATCACCAGTATGCTGATTGATCCCTCGACCGGTCATATCATCTGCAGTTTGTACAACTCCGGTACGTCGTATTGATATTAACGGTAATATCAATGCTCCAGCCTTATCACGAATCGGATGATGACGTTTAATAAGCGCAAAACGTTCACCTGTTGCAAAGATAACAGGAACATCTTTCACTCCTTCACGCTTTGTAGTAATTTCAAATCCGATTTCTTTAT